CAAGGTCTTTAGTCAAGCGTTGGAACTGTTCTCTTAAATCAGTTTCGTCATTACCACGCTCCATGCGTGTTTCTGTATCTTCATGACGATCCACTTGCTGTGACGGAGCAACCGATTTCTGATTAGCAGTTCTAGCCATGTATGCAATCGCTGCTTCTACGCTTTGGAACTCTTGACCGCTTGCTTGTGACAATGCGTTAAGAATGCCTGAGGTAGTGCTTTTACGAATAGCACCTGGATTTACTTTGCCATCAGTTGCACCATTTGAATCTTGCTGTGCTTCAAGGGCTTGATCGTTGCCAACGGTTTCATTTTCTATCATTTATTTCCTTGACTGTTCGTAGTCATCGTAGTTGTGTTAATGTATTTATCATCGGCCCGTATTGGTGCCAACCAATTGTGCGACAATTGCTTGATCAGTGTAGTAACTCTGACCTGTCATTGTTATTGGAGTACCAACGCCTGAGTTGTAATCACCATAGTCATCACCATACTCACCATCGTCACCATCTGGACCTTCTCCAGCAATGTCATCACCTTCTATTTCTTCAGTTTCACCAAATTGTTCTGGTGTTGGTATTTGATTACCAAGATCACGAGACAATACTTGTTGATTGTTTTTAGTCATCAATGCTTTTACTTGTGGATCTTCAATTGTATCTATATACAGTTGTTCGTATTGTGAAATATTTTCGCTTGGCGCCAACATACCTATTACTTCTTTGATAATCAAACTATCTATGATTGAATTAGTTGGTACTAATTCTTTTGCTTTTGCCATTACAGCAATGCGATAATTTGTGTCATGTGCTTCGTAGTCTGTGTTGTAATGTACTTCACCAGCCCAGCGCATATTCATAAAACGGGCGGCAAATGTAAAAATCATTTCTTCAGTAATTTCCATCAAGCGTGCCTTGCTCTTTGCGAGTCTATGCAGTTGTTTACGTTCTTCAATGATGGCAACGCCTGAGGCAATTTGATTTTTAGTATTGCGTAATCCGCCCAAACCTGTTAATGCTTCTATTTGTTCTAAAATGTTTTGTTGTTTTGCGATTATCTTATCTATATCTTGTAAATCTACGGCAATTGCTTCAACTTGTCCTTGTGATGCTCTTACGATTGCGCCAGCATGTACAGGTATCTTTACGCCTTGATCGGCTCTGATAATTGTTTTAGCAAATTGAATTGAAGTATAAGCCTCGCATTCTAATTTATAGTGTTCGCGTTGTGCGTCTGCCGCAGAATCAATATCGCTTACACCAACATCTATTGTACGAGGATCTCTTCTACCGTATGCGATAAAGATAGGTAATGCCATCCCTGGCGGATAAGTACCTTTACCTATCTCTTCAACATCGTTTTTAGCAATGTCTTTTCCTATCTTATAAGACTTCCAATAACTTGGATAGTCTTCTGTCCCAAGATGGTAACACTTTATATACCAATTGTCTTTGTCTTCTGCTTCTTTTATCTTTACATACTTGACCATTGGCTTGCCACCAAAGAATTCCCACTTCCAATCCCATACATCAAGAGGATTGATAGAAACTACATATGGTCTGCCTAAGTTACCTTCACCTTCTTGGGGCATATCCACAGCCACCCAACAATGTCCATAGATGCTAGTTAAGTCACCTACGTTTTCCATGAATGCGTCTAACGAACGATTTGATAGATCGGCATCTAACAAAAATAGTTCTGCCCATTCAGTGTTATCAGGGTTTATGTAAGCGCCCTGTGGTGTTGCGAATGTTACATTTCGTTTTACGCCTGGCTCAAATAAAACATCATTGATAGTTTCAACAATGTAACGACACACAGGCTGTGCTACTGTGTTAGCAATTAAGTCTTGCCAAAGGTTAGAATCTTCTGAGGGACGCTTTTTACGCACATATTGTTTGAATTGATACCCGCCCAAATATGACAACTGTAAGGCAATCATCTGTTCATATGTGGCATTGTATATGGGATTTTTATGTAATAATTCAGTTGCTTTCATATATGTCCATTGGCTATTGCCGTGTTATTGTGTATTTATACTTTCTAGTAAAAAACTAGTTTTAACTACATACATCTCTTATGTTTTCTACTAAACCATAATCTGTGTGTTGTTTTACCGCATACTTCACATGTTTTGTCAACTGGTTCGTTATTTGCTTTAGCAGACAACAACCAATTGGTTTGTGTTTTTTCTTTGTAAACAAATCTTGTTTTAGGATCACCTACATATAAATGAAGAGGATTAACACACAATCTATTACCACAAGTATGTTGTACTTCTAATGTACTGTTATGTGGTTGATAATGGTCCTTAACAACTCTGTGTACTGTTTTCATACCTTCTTCTTGATTAACTCTAATCAAACCATAACCTGCATTGTTAGTGCCACCTTGCCAAGTCCAACATTGTTGATCATCGTTGTTACCTTCTGGTGTTGTAGGTATATAAGTTTTATTGAACAATCGTTCTATAACTGGTTTGTTTGTTTTTGACATAATTTGCTCTCCTGTATTACTATTTATCATTAACATAATAAATCAATAAGTAACATAATCAGGAACTTCTTCTATGCCAGAAACAATTTCTTCCATACTAGGGCCACCAGGATAAAGAGGTGATTCAGGCATATATTTGTTTTTAGGATCTGCTGATCTAGCATATCTAGGATCCATACCAATGTAATCAGCAAAGTGTTGTTCGTGTTGTATTGGGAATAAGTGATGTATACCATAACGAATACAATCGCCCAAGCCGTCAACATGCGCGTACTTTGCTTCCATATACTTTACTAATTTCTTTCTAGTACCATCTTCAAAGTGGTATGTAGTCATGGCTTCTAACAGTAACTGATCGTCTGGATCAATGACTAATCCATTTCTAGCAATGAATGCGTTAGAAGTATTGTCTGTGTCACTGATCAATGGGTTTGATTTACGTGAGTTAACAATTTGAAAGCCATACTTTTCTAATAATATTTTATCAGTAATACCAAACGCTGATGTAGTGTCACGGTTTACTTGCGAGCCTGACATATCTATAACAGAATAAATTCTACGCTTGGGAAAGTCTTCTCTAATTGCTTGTGCGATACCTTCAGTAGAGCAATCGTAGATCGCATAAGTTTTTAATATTTCTATTGTGCCGTCAAGTTGTCCGGGCTTAGTTACTTGAGCAACTACAGCACACATTTTTCGTTTGTTAAAGTCGTGGAAGGTATATAAATCACCTTGACGATCTACAACTTTGCGAGTGTGTTTATGTTTATTAAAAGTATAAAACATTTGATCTGCTACACTTTCCCAGTTTACCATGTAGTCTTGTGCGAATTTAAGTGGTGACAGAATACGCTTTTGCTCTTCAATAAACTCTTTGTTACCACTACGCATTTCTAAATAATTTAAATGTCTAACAACATACTTGTCTGGCATTTGTAATGCTAACTTAAACAAGTCAAACAATGGACCAGTACCGTTGGGAGTAGAGATAACAATCAATCTACCTTGCGTGTTAGCCTGACCAACTTTAGGTCTTAATCTGTTTGTAATTTCTTGTAGTGTGTCTTGTGTGTATAAGGCTGCTTCGTCAGCAACCCATATGCCTACATTTAATCCGCGTAAGTTTTCGCGTTGTTCTGCTGACTTACATCTTATAAACACACCATTAGGAAACTTGATCGTTAGTTCTGAATTGTTTATGTCTGTGCCATCTTTTAATCCAAAGTATTTTATACAACTTTGTTTGAGTGGTTCCCAGATCAATGACTTAATCATTGAACCAGTTGGCGCAGAGTATATAATATCTTTACCTTTGTGGTATCGTTCATCACTAGCAAATATAGGCAGCGCGATTGCTGCTAAAAATGTTTTGCCAGAGCCAGCATGTAATATATCAATACAGTGTTTATCCGTGGTAAGCCAGTCTTGTAAGACAGTTGATTGCTCACCATATAGTGGAATGTCAATTAAATTCATTTTAGTTTAATTGATGTAGGAACATTCCAATCTGGTAATTCTTTTTGTTGAAAGTTAAAGTTTGCTTTTAACGATTCACCTAGTGTGGTGTGATCAATTTCATGTTTGTCAGCAACTACTTTACTAAGAATCATTTGTTCGTATCTTTGTCTAGACATCATATCATTATCTAAAATAGTTTGATGATATCCTTCTGCTAACAATTGTTCAAAGGGTTTGCCACATTCTTTTTGAACTGCTTGTAAAATACCAACAGCACTGATCTTGTTAGTAGTGCCAGGCTTTCTACCAGAGTTTGCTCTAACACCGCCGCGTGTTGGCGCTTTGTTTTTATAGCGTGGTTCAGGCTTCTTGGGTTTTTCCTGAATGTTTTCCCGAGAGGGTTCTATGTCAAATACTTGCTCTAGATTCTCGTTAATATTTTTTTGATCCATAACAATTGTCCTTGTTTAGAATACTAAGGCTAACATTAGATATACACAGATTCCGTATGCTATCCCTGAGATCAGTTCTGGGAGGAACATGATCAGTAGTTTTGGTAATTGCGATAATCTGTCCATTACTCTTCCTCAGTGGCATCTTTAAATTTCTTAATAGTTTTTTTAGTTGTTAAAGTTTGTTGCTCTAGTTCTTCTTGCAACTTTTCCATTTCTTCTTGTTCAATTTGCTGCATTAATGCTTTGTACTGAGCAAGAGTAAGTTCGTTGTAACAACCATTACACATTTTATCTTTGCTGCTCATTTGGGCTTTCCTTTTCCGCCTTTGCCTTTATCGCCTTTCATGTAGTTGTTCATTTTATATTAATCCTTCTTGTCTTAAGATTTTATTGGCCCAAGTTAATCCTGCGGGTCCGCCCCACAATAGATATGCTTGTGTACCTTTTGTGTTCTCACCTGGCTTGTAATACACTCTTGCTCTGCTTAAAAAACTATATGTGCGCTTTACTATGTCTAATGATACTGACTCACGCTTGGCAAATTGATTTGCTCGTTGTAAGCCAACTAGTGTACCACCCTGATTACTGGGTGTAGATTCTTCACGCATTTTTAAACCGCGCTTAGCATTGTTTGCCATTTCTTCAGTAGGTTTATAACTCATACATAAATTTTCTCGTAGTCTTCTGGGTTATCTTCAGGATCTAATCCATCCCAAAGTGAACTATCTGATTTTCTTTTAAACTTAAGCGTACCAAACTGTGTTAGTACTTTTTGATTGTACTTTTTCCATTCGCTAACGATTTCTTCAAATCTGTCTGAACCTAAGATAATCTTAAGTTGTGTTTTACAATCTGAGATACTGGGATTAACATCGTATTCTGACTTTTCTATTGTATACATAAAGTCAATACACTTGTCTGTTTCAAATACATTCATGTAGGGACCAAGTTCGCTTACCATTTTGTCAAAGGCTCTAAACTTATCTGTTGTGATTGGCTTGTCAATCATTGCTTTTAGTTGTTCTTTTTTGTTGATGCTGCTGCTCATTTCTTTTTTCTTTCCTGCTCAGTTGCTTGAACAATCATTTCTTTAACTTCTTGTTCTGATTGTAGCGATTTTAAAAAGTTATAAACTGCTTCAAGAGAAAGAATGGTAAAGTCAACACCTTTGATTTCATCTTGATCCATGCCAGTAGTTTTAATAGTCTTAGAGTTTTCTAAGATTGCTTTTACTTCGTGTATAAGTGGTTGTAGTGTGACCCAGATAGTTCCGCATGGGCCGCGTTGCATTTCGTAGTTGCTCATTTATTATCCTTTGATTTGTTGTATCCAGCAGCATAAATTGCTTTGCCTTGTTTTTCTGCTTCTTGTTTAGTTCTGTATAACTTACCAGTGGTTCCCCATCTGTAACCAATTATATTACCTGATTGATTTTTAATTTCATTAACTGGCATAAAAGATACCCCTGTGCTTAAGTATTTATCTTTAGTCTGTATTTTCTAAATTGAAAATCTTTCTTCTAAGTGGAGGTGATCGTTTTACTCCCAAGCAAATATGTAAATGTAATGCTGCCAACTCTTTTGTAGTTGCTGCTACCTTTTCGCAATGCTTACATCTGTATCCCATAGATACCCAACCCGCCTTTTCTTTCTTTACATATAAAAAGACAAAGTGTTCGTAAAAATTAATATTAGGTGCTGTTAAGCCCTCTGTCTTTTTCATAACCAATTTGTCACAAGCCTTTACGGAAGAAAGTATTCTATGTGTACTTGGTATTACGCCTCTTGGCATTTTGTTTTCCTTATTAGTTATCAGGAGATCCAAATATTTTCCTGACACCACACCTTCGTGTATTTGGGCTTGCTTTGTAATGTGATTCTTTTTTCGTCAATAATTACTTCTACGATATCTACAAGAATATTGTTTATGTCTTGTATTAGTTCTAGTTGTAATAAACTAAAGTCGCGTTGTGTTCCCCACATTAAGTTGTTAAGTGTACCCGCAATTATTGTTTGTGGGCTATTGTATTTAGAGAGTTTGGAGTTGAATGGATATTTCTTATTTGATGTAACATACCATTTGATGAAACTCTTGATATCTTTGTCACCTGCTATAGTAACTTCTTGTATAAAGTTATTAAGTGACATGATAGATTCAAACAGTGTTTGTTGATCGTTATCTACAAGAGTTACATAAGTGGTGTTGGCATTGGTTAGTTTTGTGGTGTAATTGATTGTATACATGTTTAATCCCCCGATTAGTTGTGTATACATTTATTTATCTAAATGGTAGAAAAAGTGTGGATTACGGCTCTATAAACAAAACACCTGCGTCAACTAAGTCTAGTGCTTCTTCGTGTGTTATCCAAGTGATCCAATGATGAGTACCTCTTTTTTTGCCATGGCTATAAACACAATCATGGCAGTATAAGCCCATGTGTGTTTTATTATTAACGCTAATCTTTGCTTGTATGAATACCTGATGATTGTTATGTGTGTTATTAGTTAAGTCTGTCACATTAAATGATTCCCATATGGATATTTGCTACGCAAATATATTTGCTCAGCACTCACTTCGCATTCGCTCGTTCGTTGCTTTCGCAAATCGTATAGAATATTTATTGTAAAAAAGATTAATACAAATAATTTAATGGCAAAAGAAATGGCTCTAATTAGTACAAATACTTATGTGAGAGAAAAACTCTCATACTGTAGAGATAGGCGAGTAGATATCAATCTACACGCCCAAAAAAATTCTGCGAGACCCATTACTGGGCAAGGGACCATAACTCTCAACAATTACGGTGGAGGATTGACTATGTCACACCGACTTATTTCTAAGGTGTTGCCGTATTCGCTGTTGCTCACTTTTAAAGTTATGAGGAATAAATGAGCCAGCCCAGAGTCTCTATCGCTGTTACTATACTCTGGCATACTTTAAGTTCATTACTGAATCACAACCATTACGATGTAAGAAATGTTGCTAACAAAGGTTAGACATTTTAGGCATCCCTGAGGGGTAGTCTTACAAAGTTAGTGCTATCTGCCACCGTCTTACCATTACACATCAGAATGGATTCGTCTATACTTTTATGTGAGAGGTATAGGTCTCTGTTTGATAGTTGTATCTAATATATATGTGTTGTAATCATTCTCCATATATTTCTCACAATCAACTCTTTGATGAGAGTGAGTTAGGGGCGCATCAACACCCCTAACTCGTTTGATTGGAGAATCAAGATATGTCAAAAGCCTCTTAGTTCTTTTGTCATACTATTATTTATGCCTACTCGCAAATAACTAGAAAATTTCTTTTGTTGCTCTTTTCCCGTTGCTATTGACTAATGCGATAAATAGTGTATTATAACATATAGTTATCAAAGAGAAAGTTTTATGGCAGAATTAACATTTCAACAACAAGATACCTTTGACATACTTAAAAATGGAAAGGTTACTATGCAGGATATGTTTAAGACCATTAATATTATCATCCCTGATGATGCTACGACTTATGGTATACAAAGGACTGAACAGAACAAAAATATTAGGTCAATTCTATCATTGAGATTATTTGTGAATGGCGATGATAATTATAAAGGAGTAGTACATATAGCATCTTATCCCAGCCGTTTTAAACGCACACTAATATCAAAAATAATAAGAACACGATCCGATTTTTTGAATCTAAAACAATTATTTGACAATTACGAGATATGACATGACCAAAGAAGAAAGAAACATACGCGAACGCGACAGACTGAGAGCAAAACGAGCATTGCTGCCCAAACTCACAGAAGAAGAAAAAAGGACCAAGTTGGTCCAACAACACAAGCGTAAGCGTGAATATAACCGTGATCGTATGCGTAAGATTAGACAACAAGAAAATCAGTTAGTTTTGGACATATTAAATATCCAATAAAATCAATGACTTACATGTAAGTTGTTGATTTATATAGGAAAAATAATTGCAAAAAGTTGTTGACATTCTGTTGCTATGTGTTATTATATGTACTGTAGCAATGTTGCTACTTAACTGATTAAGGTGATTATTATGAATAAAGTTATGTTTATAGCAAGTGTCCTTTTCCTTGTAGGTTGTGCTGATAACAGTGAGTATGAAGCAGCATTAGCAGATTGTATTGCTAACGAACGCAATCCATTGTTTGACCAACTTAGAAAGGACAATAGTTTAGCAAATAAAATGACAATCAAAATGGCTTGTGAAGGCATGCTTTATGAATTAGCAGATTGACCATTTTGATTGATTGTAAAACAAAAACAAGTATAATAACACTATGACTCAGCAAAAACAATATTACTTTTCTAATGACAAACTGATTACTAAGTCACCTAAAGGTATTAAAATGATACCGGTGACTGATTGGTTAAGTATCGCTGAAAGCGAGTATATTTGGATGGTTCTTTCTGGTGATCAGTTTATAATTCATTATAAAGACGATTTATCGCAGTGCCATTATATTCCTGTTTCTGAATGGTGTTTTTCACCTGATCATGATCCCATTACTTTTATTGAAGTAGTAAATGATGAAAATTCTTTTAGACTTAGCAAAGTGGCTGCATTCTTTGATTTTGGTAAAGTATTTTATGACGATGAAGTGCCCAAACTAGTTGATTGGTAAAAAGAAATAAGTATAATAACACTATGACGACTCAGAAATTACATGTTTACGCAGATCCAGAGATGCCAGGTAATGCTTGGAAAACAACTTTACCAGATGGTAGTTATATGTACTTTGACTCTAAAGAAAAAGCACAAAAGTTTGCTGAGATGTATACTGAGTCATTAACAAAATCCCCCAAAAAGCGCAAGTCTTAGTCAGCACTCGTGTTCCGTAGTGGCGCAAAACGGAGCAACTAATTAACTAATTAACGGTAATAAACAAATGAACACACATTGTACAAGGTATGATCCAATAGAAAATCTTATGACTGATATTGAAAATATGGCAGACCAAGGGTTTGATCATGGACAAATATATAATAGATTATTTGATCCTTTCTCCTTACGACTAAAAAAATATGAAGAGGTTATAGAATATGAACCTCTATATTTCTATCATAGAGCATTTGAAGCAGTAATGTATTACAACCACTTTAATGATGAAGGGTACTCATGGTCAGATTGTGTTTGCTGGGTATATACCGATTTATATGATTTTGAACACTATGAAAAGGTCATATATCCTACGATTAAAGAGAATACACATTTATTTGATAGACTTGTTTTTAGTGATAGAAAAGAATGTTTAGTAAGTAATCAGTGGCGCAAAACGGTATAATTTTTCTGGGTAAATTAGTATTTGACTTTGTATAAATACTGTTGTAATATATCTATACAGTCAATAATGACTGCAACATAAAGGAGGGTCACAAAATGGCTCAAAGTTTGAAAAGTAAAATTCGTAAATTATCTGATCAATTCAACATTAATAGCATAGTAGAGTCTGCAATTGAGGTTCGCAATGAACTTATTGATGAACAGGCTTGGAATGTTTTAACTGAAGACCAAAAACTTCAATGGTTTTATAATCAGTGTAAACAATATAATCTTACCACTAGTCAACATGGTCATCAAATCTCTGTTCAAGAATTGCCTTGTATAGGTAAGCATCGTGGGTCAAAGGCATATTTTTGTGCTTTTTTACCTGAATCACTACATGAAGATGGTAGCCGTGAAGGCTTTCATTTAGAAATTGGTGGTGCTTACATTACACAGAACAATGGTGGCATTTGGTCAACCAATCGTGGTCTAAAAGGTAAGGAAAAGCAAATTGCTGAAGTAATGAGATTACATAATTTAGGAGAATAATTTAAGGTATATAAAGTAAAGCCCTCATTGCGAGGGCTTTCTTCTTCTCGTTATCTACTCAGGAATGTGAGAAGAAGTGTCAGATATATGGCAACTTAATGGAATTATCATGGCACTGACTCTTTACTAGGTGAGACCATATATCCGACTAAAGTATTTATGCCTCTTCTTGTTTTTCCGGCTCCTTAAAAATAATCCTTGGTGGAAAAAATTGTAGTTCTACAATCGCATCCATGCGCTTTCTTGTAATACAAAAGCCAACCCATATACCAGCAATCAAAGTAAATCCTGTTAAGAACACTATAGCAATGATTAACACATCAAGTGATGTTGCTAACCAACTAGGTAAATTACTAATCCATGCTAGTATAGTTTCCATGTGTTATGCTCCAACTGGTACAACTGTAACAATTAAACTTGGTATTGCTACATTAGCAATTGTATTTCCAGCAGCAACTGCAACAAGTTCAATTGATGTATCTGAACTAGCCCAGGCAAGTTCATAGTATGTATTTGCAGTGTTTGCTGTATCAACAAAATTCCAAGCAGCGACATAACGCTGATCTTTTATCAGTGTAGTAACTGTATTAGTATTTGCTACCGCATTACCATTTTTTGTCAACCATATTTCTAGGTTAGCAGTTTGGTTTGTATCATGTTCAAACTGTGCGCTAAACTGTATGTTGTATGTTCCAGTTCTTGCTACGGTAATTTGACTATTGCTTACAATACTAACACCATTAGCGTCTTCGGTGTTATTCAATGTCATATAGTTAGTGCTGTTGGCGCCTGCGCTAGTTTGTGTAAGATTGCTTGTGAAACTACCATATGTTCTTGTGTAAACAAGAGGTACAGTAAATGTAGCAGCAGTGTTAGATAGTGTTAATGCGTTTGCTGCTCCAGTTACGCTCATTCTAATAGAATTATTAGTTCCATCATAGTCAATATTCTCACTACCAAGACCATTACCTGTTCTTTCTACATCTGCCGTTCCAAATGTTAATGTACTTGTGCTAGGATTATATGTAATTGTGCTACCAACATTATCAAGTTGTAATGCACCGTTACCTGTATTGCTAACAAAGATTGGATAGAATGTTCCGCTAGTACCAGCATTTGCATTGCTTACAACTACTAAGTTTGCTACATTAGCAACATCAGCACTTGGTACATTACCAGTGACATTAGCGCCAGTGATGTTTGAAAGATTGCCAGCATCACCTTGTAATTGAGCAAATACGCCATTGCCATAAAGAATGTTGCTTGCGTTACCATCTGTGTTTAGTGAACTAATATTACCTAAGTTAGCGGCAGTAATATTGCCAGTGACAGCAACATTACCAGTTACGATTAATTCTTTGTTTGCTGTAACATTACCATACATTGTGATAGCAGTATTTGCTTGACCTATGTCTACATAAGCACAGTTACCAATGGTATTACCAGATGATGCTTCAGAACCAATTTTAATTCCACCTGCTGTATTTCCTGATACGCCATTAGCACGACCAACACTTAAACTAATGATACCAGCAGTAGCATTACCTGATGTTAAACTAGTAGCGCCGCCTGCTAGTAATGTTATATTACCGCCTTGTGAATTACCGCCATTGGCTAAAACTACTTGAGCATTAGCACAACTTATAATTATTTGTCCGGCGGTTGCTGTATTGTTAACAGCATTAGCACTTCCTGCTGATATACTAGTATTACCGCCAATTGCTCTACCTTGGCTGTTATTAGCCACGCCAGGTGATATACTTATATTACCAGACTGAGCAGTATGAGTCGCTGAGTTAGCCCTTGCGAAACTAGTGTTAAGTGAGGTATTACCACTACTTGCGTTTCCGTTTGCTAATGAGTTTGCTTGACCGCTGCTTAATGAAAATGAACCACCGGTAGTAAAGCCAGTATTACTAATTGCACCGCCACCGGTTATTGAAGTACCGCCACCAAATGCGTTACCATTTGCGGTATTTGCTAAGCCTACTGACATTGCTATACCGTTTGTTCTTGCTATCCATACGTTGCCTGCATCAGTGCTTAAAGCACCGCCGGCAGTAAAATTAAACAAACCAGCACTAGTATTACTTGCTAAAGCATTAGTAATGTTACCTGCTCGGATAACTAAGTTTCTAATGTTTGCAGTAGTACCATTATCAGGCACACCAATATCTGCTTGTGATAAGTCAGCATTAAATATCAGAGCACCAGTTAAAGTAACATTAGATGTTGTTTTGTCAAATGTTAGATTAGCACTACCATTTGCGGTACCTGCATCGTTGAAAATAATTTGAGTATTTGATCCACCGATTGGGCCAGTTGCGCCAGTTAAGCCAGTTGCACCTGTGTCTCCAGTAGCACCAGTAGGACCAGTTGCACCTGTGTCTCCTTGAATGCCTTGTATACCTGTAGCACCTGTATCTCCTTGAATACCAGTTGCGCCAGTTAATCCAGTTGCGCCTGTATCTCCTTGGATACCAGTTGCGCCAGTTAATCCAGTTGCGCCTGTATCTCCTTGGATACCTGTAGCACCTGTATCTCCTTGTATACCTGTAGCACCTGTGATGCCTTGAATACCAGTTGCGCCTGTGATGCCTTGAATACCAGTGGCACCAGTTAAGCCAGTAGCACCAGTTAAGCCAGTAGCACCAGTTAAGCCAGTAGCACCTGTGTCGCCCTGAATGCCTTGTATACCTGTAGCACCTGTATCTCCTTGAATACCAGTTGCGCCAGTTAAGCCAGTGGCACCTGTATCTCCTTGAATACCAGTTGCGCCAGTTAAGCCAGTTGCGCCTGTATCTCCTTGGATACCAGTTGCGCCAGTTAAGCCAGTTGCGCCTGTATCTCCTTGGATACCTGTAGCACCTGTATCTCCTTGTATACCTGTAGCACCTGTGATGCCTTGAATACAAGGAGATAC